TATGTCGAAGATGCAGTTAAAATGATTCAAGGAGCTGATAATATCGTTAGCGGTATGGCTATTGATACTACATTTGCAAGTGCACTAGCTAGCATGAAGAACTCAGCTAATGAGCGCCTATACCCTGAATTGGCATGGGGAGCAAATCCAGGGGCCATTAATGGTCTACCTGTAGATGTGAATACTACAGTTGGTCTTAATGTTGGAACCAATAAGGATGTTGCTATTGTTGGTGACTTTGCTAACATGGTTAAATGGGGATATGCTAAGCAGATTCCACTCGAAGTCATTCGATATGGTGATCCAGACAATTCTGGAAAAGACTTGAAAGGTTATAACCAAGTCTATCTTCGTGCAGAAATCTATCTCGGATGGGGAATTTTGGACAAAAATAGCTTTGCTCGTGTTGTGAAAGCGGGGTAGTACATGGAATACATTAATGTAAAAACAGGTACTACTATCGTTACTGAAAATGAAATTAGTGGAGGTGATTGGGTTCCAATTGCAGCATACAAACCTTTGGACTCATTGACTAACGCAGCGTTGAAAGAAATCCTTGATGAAAAAGGTATTACTTATGATAGCCGCGCTACAAAACCTGAATTGATTTCGCTAATCGAACAAGCTGACACTGAAGTCCAGTAGTCGCTTGACTGGAGGTAGAAATGGAAAACTTTGCAACAGTCGAAGATTTGAAAAAATTGTGGCGAGCGTTGAAATTCGATGAGGAAAAACGAGCCGAGGCGCTGTTGGAAGTTGTTTCTCATTCTCTTCGTGTTGAAGCTAAAAAAGTTGGCAAGGATTTAGATGGGTTAGTGGCTACTGATCCATCTTTTGCCATGGTCGTTAAGTCCGTCACAGTTGATGTAGTGGCTCGCACGTTGATGACCTCAACTGACCAGGAGCCTATGACTCAGGTGGCTGAGTCCGCTTTAGGTTATTCCTTCAGTGGTTCTTATCTAGTCCCTGGTGGCGGTCTCTTTATCAAGGATTCAGAATTGAAACGTCTGGGCCTCAAAAAGCAAAGATATGGGGTGATTGATATCTATGGGACGGATTAAAGGAATTACTGTAACGTTGATTGGAAAAACCAAGAATGGTCGGGATGACTTTGGGCATCCAATCTATGAGAATACTGAAATTCAAGTAGATAATGTCCTGGTCGTTCCAGCTTCGACAGAAGATGTCACTACTCAGCTTAGTTTGACCGGGAAGAAGGCTTCTTATACGCTAGGAATCCCCAAAGGCGATCAGAACGAGTGGAAAGACCGTGAAGTTCGTTTCTTTGGGCGCAAATGGCGCACAATTGGCATTCCATTAGAAGGCATTGAAGCCATGATGCCTTTGGACTGGAATAAGAAAGTGATGGTTGAAGTGTATGAGTAAAACGAAGTTTAAATTGAATTCATCGGGCGTTTCCGATCTTTTACGTTCTAAAGAAATCCAAGCGATTCTATTAGATAAAGGCAATGAAATATCAGAACGCGCTGGAGATGGATTTGAGGTAAAAGTTTCACCAGGGCAAAAACGTGCTAATGCGACTGTCAGCACAACAGACATCAAAAGCATGGCAAAAAATGCTAAGGATAACACATTGTTAAAGGCTTTAAGATGATTGAAAAAATTGTAAAAAAATACTTAGATGAACAATTAGATGTTCCGTCGTATTTTGAGCATGAAAAAGGCATGCCAGATGCATTTGTAATCATTCAAAAAACGGGAGGGGGCGGAAGTGACTATGTTCATTCTGCTACTTTTGCTTTTCAGAGTTATGCACCATCTCTTCAAAAAGCAGCTGAATTAAATGAGATTGTAAAAAAAGCAATTGAAAATCTTATTTCAGTGAATGAAGTAAGTGGTATTCACCATAACAGTGATTACAATTTCACAGATACTGAAACCAAGCGATATCGCTATCAAGCAGTATATGATATTAATTATTTTTAAAAGGAGGATTCTATGGGAGAATCAGAACAAACAGTAACAACTAACATTGCGTCTTCAGATAATGTGACAGCTGCAAAACCGAAGACAAGTGGGGCAGTAGCAACAGCTCCATTAGGCACAACTTTGCCAACAAATGCAAAGACTCAATTGGATGAGAAATTTAAGACTCTTGGATTCTTATCTGAAGACGGTCTTACAAATAAAAACTCGCCTGAAAGTAAAGATGTCAAGGCTTGGGGAGGACAAACAGTCTTATCATCTCAAACTGACAAAAAGGATACTTTCAAGTACAAACTAATTGAAGGTTTGAATGTGGAAGTTCTTAAGGAAACATATGGTCCTGAAAATGTCAGTGGAGACTTGAAAACAGGAATCACTGTTAAGGCTAATTCGACTGAATTGAAAGAACATTGCCTTGTTATTGATATGTTCTTAAAGAACGGAGCCATGAAACGCATTGTGATTCCTAGTGGTAAAGTTAGTGAGATTGGCGAGATTGGTTACAAAGATGGTGAACCAGTAGGTTATGAGTTGACTGTTACTGCATTGCCAGACAACCAAGACAATACACACTATGAATACATTCAAGGAGCCTAATCTATGTCAAAAAAAATCAAAGGAACAACTGAGTCTGGATTTGAATTTGAAACAACAGAACGTCGCTTGAACAACTTCTTACTGCTACGCTATATCGGGAAGGCCGATAAGGGGGATATTGAAGCGGTAGATAAAGTTTTGGAACTTATTTTAGGTAAGGAGCAGAGTGATGCTTTTATTGATCACCTAACCGAAGAAGACGGTATTCTTCCAAATGAAAAGATTTTTTCTGATATCAAGAGCATTTTTGAATCGGTAAAAGAAATAAAAAAATCGTAATCCTTTCCCAGATGATTAAGTTAGATGAAGATGCTCTTGTCTGTGATTTAGCAGAGACTTATCAAATATATGACTATAGTCAGCTACCTCTATTGAAGGTAGCTGTTTTTGCATGTGGACTGAGAGAGGACTCTCGAATCAAGCAGAAGTTATCAAAACAGCTCGTATCCATCGATACAATGTTGTTGGCTGGTATAGTTGATAGACTTTCTCTTTCTCTGTGGATTCAGACGAAAGATGGTCAAAAGGGTGTAAATAGGCCAAAATCTGTTGTTGATCAGCTGACTCAAAAAGAGGAGAAAGAAGAACGAGAGCATCTAGTATTTTCATCTGGTGAGGAATTCGAAAAATACCGCAAAGAATTTTTTGCCAAGATTGGAGGTGAGGATTAATGGCAATAGAACTTGCAAAAGCTTATGTACAAATCATTCCATCTGCGCGAGGGATTGGTGGGATGATCCAAAAAGAGATGGGAGGAGAAGTCGCATCAGCAGGATCTAGTGCTGGAGAGTCTCTTGGTTCCAGTATGATGGCAACATTTAAGAAAGTTATTGTTGCGGCCGGAATTGGTAAAGCTTTTAGCGCTGCTTTAAATGAGGGAGCGGCACTTCAACAGTCACTTGGAGGTATCGAAACTCTTTTCAAAGGTTCTGCTGACAAGGTTAAGGGGTATGCTAATGAAGCCTACAAGACAACAGGTCTCTCAGCTAATGCCTATATGGAAAACGTGACAGGCTTCTCAGCTAGTCTCTTGCAGTCTTTGAGCGGTGACACAAACAAAGCTGCTGAAACAGCAAATATGGCCATGATTGACATGTCAGATAATGCGAATAAGATGGGTACATCGATGGAAAGTATTCAGATGGCTTATCAAGGATTTGCAAAACAGAACTATACTATGCTGGACAACCTTAAACTTGGCTATGGTGGTACTAAGCAGGAAATGGAGCGTCTTTTGAAAGATGCTAAAAAACTGACTGGTATTAAGTACGACATTAACAACCTTTCTGATGTTTATAGCGCCATTCATGCTATCCAGGAGAATTTAGATATCACTGGGACAACAGCTAAAGAGGCAGCATCTACATTTAGCGGATCTTTTGAATCCATGAAAGCAGCTGCTCAAAACGTTCTTGGAAAACTGGCATTGGGGGAGAACATTTTACCTTCTTTGCACGCTTTACTTGAAACAACTTCTACATTCCTTTTCGATAATCTCTTACCTATGATAGGCAATATCCTATCTGGTTTAGGACTCGTCATAACAGAGGGAGTCAGCAGTATTGCCTCACAAATTTTTGGAGATGTTTTTGGAAGTGCGGTCTATGACCAATTTGCTCGAGTTACAGGAATCTTTCAAACATTCTTTGATATGATTTTTGGTTCATTGGACAAGCAAGATAATTTTGATATCTTAAACGCATTGGGTTTTAGTGAGGAGGCTGCAACTCAAATTGTCAATATTGCGGATAATATCCGAGTCACTTTTGAGAACATTGGTTCAGCAGTTGGCGATGTATTGTCGATAGTTGGTGATTTTGTCAGTGATCTTTTAGGGATAAAGGATGGAGAACAGGGAGTAAATCTACTTGGAACTGCATTTGAAGTTTTGACTGGTTTTTTAAAAGAAATTTCATCAATTATTAAGGATGTTACAGGATTTTTTAAAGACAATAAGCTAGCTGCAGATTTACTTAAATCTTCAGTAGTCGCCTTGGGGATTGGAATTCCTGTGGCAAAAATTGCCACGTTTGTTCAAGGTTTAGGTGGACTACCTGGTGTTCTAACAATTGCTAAAACAGCTATTTCTGGCTTTGCAACATCAGCGATAACAGCTATTTCTTCAATTCCACTTATAGGATGGATTGCAGCCATTGCTGCAGCCTTAACTTGGTTTTTTACACAAACTGAAACTGGCCAAAAAATTTGGGCAGCTTTTGTGGATTGGATCAAGCAGGCATGGCAGGGTATAGCTGATTTCTTTGTTGGTCTTTGGTCTGGTATCTCTGAAGGTGCTAGCACTTTGTGGGATGGAGTTGTTACAACATGGAATGCTTACGTTGAGTCTTTAAAGGCGATGTGGAATGCTGTTGTAACATTCTTTTCTGACTTATGGGAATCAATCAAGGAGTCAGCATCTACCGCTTGGACATTGATTACTACAGCTGTCATGACGGTTGTTCAACCGTTCATTGACGGATTCATGAATATTTGGAACAACATTTCAGATGGTCTTACTCAAGTTTGGGAAGGAATTAAACTGATCTTTGAAGGCGCTTGGGAATTTATCAAATCGATTTTCTTGGGTGCTATTTTGATTATCATTGACCTTGTGACAGGAAACTTTGGTCAATTAGGAGCAGACCTTTCTCTTATTTGGGAAGGAATTCAAAATGGAGTTTCCATGATTTGGGAGGGGATTAAAACATACTTCTCTGGTGTCGTGGATGTCATCGTAGGTTATGCTACGGGAGTTTTTGAGAACTTCTCTAATGTTTTGAGTACAATTTGGGAATTTATCAAAACCGCTGCGTCTATTGCCTGGGAATGGATAAAGTCCACAGTGTCAAATCTTATCACTGGTTTAATTCAGGGCGCTCAAAACTTATGGAATAATTTCGTAAGTTTTTTATCCGGTCTTTGGGAAAATATCAAATCAACAGCTAGCGCAGCGTGGGCTGGCCTAAAATCACTTGTTCTTGGTTTGATCAATGGGCTTGTTAGCGGTGCTCAGACAGCTTGGAATAACATGAAGCAGGCAGTTAGCGATTTGGTAACTAAAGTAACCAATATTTTTAATTCCATTAAAAATATTAACCTTTGGGAGGCTGGTAAGGCAATTCTTGATAGTTTCTTAGGTGGTTTAAAATCTGCTTGGGATGGAGTTACTAATTTTGTCGGTGGAATAGCGGATTGGATTCGCGATCATAAAGGTCCTATTGAATATGACCGTAAGTTGTTGATTCCTGCAGGTAATGCAATTATGCAAGGTTTAGACCAAGGACTACAAGAACGATTTAAGGGAGTCAAAGAAACAGTTGGTGGAATGGCTGGAGAAATCTCTGATGTATTTTCAGGGGATAACCTGGATCTAAACTCAACTGCCTCTGTCACGAAAAATCTTGAGGCCCGTTTGGCCATGCCTTCTGCTCAGCTTGAAGTACAAGAGAGTAAAACAGTGTCTGAGATAGCGATTATGAGGTCAAGTTTAGAATCTATACTTACAGCTATCCTTGAAAAATCGTCAGAAATCTATCTAGACAATGAAAAAATCTCATTAAACACTTACGAACAACATGGTTCAATTTTAGCAAGGGAGGGAATCTAATGGATTATATGATCGTTAATGGCTTTAATACATCAACCCTTCCAGGCTGTATTGTGACCGACTTTGGAGAAGTTGAGGCTGCCAAACCTAAAGGTGAGGTGGCCGAGCTTCATGGTGTGAATGGGAGTTATCGAGTATTAGATGGTTCTTATGATAGCTATGACAGAACATTTACGATTCACGTTACAAAATTGATTGATATCTCGATTATTCTGGATAAATTTCAAGCGAATGACAATGAGTTGGAATTTAGCTATCATCCTGAATCGGTTTTTTATGCTCATTTTTTAACCGCTAGCTACAAACCTTTTGGCAATCATGCTTGGCAATTGAAAATCAAGCTAAACATGCAGCCTTTTCGTTATCAAAAAACGGTCAATCCTGAATCTTATAATGGACCAGGAACAATTAACAATCCAGGGACCATTTACTCTGAACCGATTATTGAGGTTCAGGGAGATGGAGATATATCGATCACCATTGGTCAAGAAACAATGTATCTTAATGTCAAAACGAAAGCTACAATTGATTGTCGGCAAGGTAAGCAAAACATCTACAATGCTACTGGAGCGGTCCAGAACACGCTCAGAAAGCGCGGTGGCTTCTTTGAAATCCCAACGGGAAGAAGTGGGGTTACATTTACTGGAAATGTTCTTAGATTAATTATTCGGCCAAATTGGAGGTACAAAATTTGATTTACTTAACAAATGGGAATACTCCTCTAAATGCTGCTTATGCAGACAAGATTTCTCAAGAAGCAAATAGTACCTATCAACTGACTTTTCGCTTTCCGACCTCAGATGCTTTGTGGGAGCAGTTGAAGGAAGAAACTTACCTAAAAGCCGATGATCTTCATGGCGAACAGGATTTCGTCATTTTCGAGGTTCAAAAGAAACATGGCTATATTCAAGTATATGCGAATCAATCCTTTACACTGTTGAACAACTATGTCATTAATCCGATTTCTTTGGATAGAGCGACTGGTTCTACTGCCTTGAGTCGCTTTGCTGGAAGTATCACTCGGGATAATCCGTTCTCATTCTTTTCCGACATTGACGAACGTCACACGTTCAATACTGATAGTATCAACGCGATGGCCGCTTTTACAAAAGATAAGCACTCTATCCTTGGTCAGTGGGGTGGCGATCTTGTACGTCATGGTTACCAGGTTCGATTACTTAAAAATGGCGGTTCAGAAAATGAATCGCTCTTTATGTACAAAAAGAACTTATCTAGCTATCAACAAAAGACATCAACGAAGTCTTTAAAAACTAGAATCACTTTTAAGGCAACCGTCAAAGGTGAGGGAGAAAAGGCGCCTGATCGCAAGCTTTCTGTTGTGGTAGATAGTCCGCTCATTAACAAATACAGTCAAATCTATGAAGATGTGATTGATGTTAATGACCAGGACGTGAAAGATGAAGCGACACTTAGAAAATATGGTGAGCAGTATTTTAGAACTACACTTTGCGATATGCTTGAAGACAGTTTAGAAATTCAAGTTGAAGGAAAGAGCGATGTTCCGGTTCAGATTTTTGACGTTGTCAGTCTATTTCATGATCGATTCAAGATGGATGTTCGTAAGAAAATCACGAAGTATACTTACTCCCCGATGGCTAAAAAGCTACTATCTATTGGTTTTGGGCAATTTAAGTCAGGCTTGTCCAATATGATTTCTAACGCTGTTAGTGATGCGGTTAAAAACGAAACCCAGCACTTGCAAGGTCAGTTCGCTACACAATTAGCGAAAGAAATCAAGAATGCTGACTTAGATTTTGACCGTAAGGTACAAGGTATCAAGAATGAAATCACAGACGGTCTGAATTCTGCAAAAGCCAAAGCGGAAGAGGTACAAAGACAACTTTCTGACACAATCGACCAACGTTTTAGAGACTTTGACAGCGCAGGTCTTCGTGAAGCTAAGCAAAAAGCGGACGAAGCCTTGACGAAAGCAGGAGCTAGTGCCTTACTTGCTGATGAAGCCAAGCGCATCAGTGAGCAAGCGAAAGACGGCATCGAGAAAGCCAAAGAGGCATTTTTAGATAGTTTTAAAGCAAATTCTGCCGAACTCGACATTCTAAACGACAGGCTCAAGAAATTCAGACTGGACCACGCCGAATTTCGCAGAACGACAAAAGAAGACATCAAAGGTCTGACCGAATCATTCACGAAATTAGGCTCTGATACGAAGAGCGATATTTTAGCGACAAGGTCCGAGTTTCAAAAGACCGCAGAGGGCCTTATACAGCGATTTGAGAGCATCACTTCTCAACTGGACAATAAGGCTAACTTGCTTGATTTTCAGCGTGTGCAAGAGACTAGTAGGCTATATGAACGAATTATCGGCAGTAGCGAGTCTGATATCGCTGAAAAAGTCTCACGTATGGCCATGACTAGCCAACTCTTTCAAGTTGAAGTCGGCAAGTATGCCAACGTTGGCGGTCCGAATATGCTCCGAAATTCGAGAGCAGATGACGGTTTGAAATATTGGACAGAAGCGAATGGTCGGTTAGGCTTCACGTCGCATGTTTTTTATTTCAACGGCCAAAAGCGCATGTTTGAATTGCGACCAGGTGCAGTTGTTAAAAGTCCACGGTTCATTATCAAGCGAAATACTGATTATACTCTAAATATTTTAGGATTTGATAACAACTCAAAATATTTCAGGGTTTATTTCTGCAAGCGAGTAAAAGGCTCTGTTTCGGATTATCAGGAAAAGATACTGATTTTCAACGCTCAGCCTCGGTGGGTTGACGGAGCAGTATTCGATAATGGTAGCACAGTCAAAAAATCCGTTACATTTAATGTGAATAATTTTGACGAGGGCTATCTTCAATTTGAATATGACCGCAACAATCCTAACAAGTGGGGCGGTCTGTTCATGACTGAGCTTGATTTCTACGAAGGCACTACTGACCGTCGCTGGCAACCAGCTCCCGAAGATGCGACTCTAGAGACAGACAAGACTCTTGAAGCGACTCAAACAAAAATGACTCAGCTCGCTGGCTCCTGGGCCGTTCAGAACATCAACAGTGCAGGCGATTTGATTTCTGGTTTAAACCTAGGTGCTAATGGTCATAACCGTCTTTCTGGTAAATTGACTCATATCACTGGCGAGACATTAATTGATAATGCAGTCATTAAATCTGCCATGATAGACAAGCTTAAAACTGCCAATTTTGAAACTGGCTCAGTAACCACAGCTATTCTAGATGCAGAATCCGTAACAGCCGATAAATTGAGGGTTGACCAAGCACTCTTTAACAAACTGTTAGCTAATGAAGCGTACTTGAATCAGTTATTTTCAAAGCAAGCATTCATCAATCGTGTGCAGAGCGTAAGTATTGATGCAAGCCAAATCAGAGCTGGAGTTCTGATGGGCGCAAGTATTACCTCGCTTGATGATTCAATGCGAATCGACACGAATAAAAAAGAATTTTACTTGAACAACAATACATTGTTTACATTTTTCGACCAAAAAGAAGGAATGCATTCTTTTATTGGAACTGGTAGTCGAGCAGTTAACGGTAGTGGTTCTGGAATTTTGATTGGAACAGGTTTAGACAGTGGATCCACGAGTCAACTTAGAAATAACACTAGCAATCGTGATTTGTGGTCAGCAAGAGATGGAATGAGTAGTAGTCTTTTGATCGGGTCAAAGAAAAACGGAAACGGGCAAGCGTGGATTACAACGAATGGAGGTATTTATCTTTCAGCAAGCAAAAGCAAGAACGAAACAGGGGCGGAATTACTACTCGGAGATTTTTTAGGACGTCGGTTCGAAAATAAAGCAGTTCTAACTGCTGATGATGTACTCATCAACTCTAGTAATTCTAGGATTTATTCAAGCAGAAAAATGGAAATTACTGGAGGAACTGGTTCGAGGCTGAAAACTAGTACTGTAACAACGGATAACTTGTATCTCAAAAATAAGGATTTAGTCGCTTATTTCAACAATTTAGCTGATTTTGTTGTAAGAATCGCTCAAAATGCAGGATGGTCAAATATAGGAAATTACAAAATTTAAAAAAGGATGATAAGATGAACTCAACAGAAGAAAAAATTATAAGCGAATTATCGTTTCAAATCGCACAATTTAATTTCGAGAAAACGAAAGCTAAAGTCTTGTATGATGAAGCAATTCAAGAGCTAGGATTTTTGAAATCAATTTTAGACTCAGACGATGAACTCAAAGCTAAATTTGAAGAAGTGAAAGGAAAAGTGACAAATGGCAATTAACAATTATGAACTAGTGAATAAGCCTTACACAAGAGGTTTGGGAGATAGCACGGTTACAGTCGTTGAAATCCGTCTATCTGAAGGCAATCGATACAGTACGAACATGCGTGAACTCGCAGGAGACTGTACGAATGAGCAAGAGGACATCTTGATTCAAGCGGTGCTGGATATTATCAAGGCTGAGTTAGATCCAGGCTCTGCCATCGTGAAGGCACAAGCTAAGCTTGAAGAGGCTGAGCATAAAATCGCTGAGAATGCAAACAAGCAAAATGAACTCTCTGAACTCGTTAAGCAGACTCAAGAGAACGCTCGCTTGAGTGGCAAATTGCTTCATATCATGGTCTTGAACTCAGTTATGAGCAAGAACATTGCTTATGGGACTACTTACAAAGAGTTAGTTGAACTCATCCCACTTGCTGAAATTGGCAAAACGTACATGGCAAATGACCTTATAACGATTGAGGATTCTAGCCATGTTGAAGTGAATGGCGAAGGCAAGCGTATCCTAGTGCAACTTAACAAAGAATTCACATACAACGGAGAGCCTGTCAGCGCATTTGCTACGAATGGCGCCCTTGAGCAAAATGGAACTGGTGTCGCTTGGAAATTCGAAGGGAAAGAATAGGGGTGCTTATGCCAGGATATGAACGACTAATCTTGCAAATCTTTCTTTCTCTAATTCCTGTCATTGGGCTTTATTTTTCGATGAAAGATAAGGCAACCAAGCAAGAGAACCGTCTCACTATTTTAGAAAAAGATATTGAGAACTTGCATGAATTTAAAACATTGGCCAATAAAAGGCTCGATAACCACGATGAACAAAATAAGGCTATCTTAGTACTAGCTGAGCAAGTGAAATCGCTCGGTGAGGATGTAAGAGAGCTTAAAAGTTTGATTCAAAATAAACAACAATAAAAGGAGAAACTCAAAATGATTAACTGGAAATTGCGCTTGCAAAACAAAACAACACTCATTGCTCTTCTTGGAGCAATCTTCCTTATGGTTCAACAATTTGGCCTTGAAATCCCCAAAAATATCCAGGACGGTGTGAACACATTCGTTTACATCCTGGTATTGATTGGTGTCGTGAATGACCCAACCACAGCAGGGATTTCGGACAGCAAACGGGCTCTTGACTATCAAGAACCAAGCGAAGATTAGGAGAAAACAATGAAGAAAAACGACTTATTCATCGATGTATCTAGCCACAATGGATACGATATTACAGGTATCTTGGCTGACATGGGTACACAGAATACTATTATCAAAGTTTCTGAAAGTACAAATTACCTAAACCCTTGCCTGTCTGCTCAAGTTGAGCAATCCACACCAGTTGGATTCTATCATTTTGCTTGGTTTGGTGGTGACATTGAAGAAGCTGAGCGAGAAGCACGTTACTTCCTTGATAATGTGCCCCAAAAAGTAAAATACTTGTGCCTCGACTACGAAGATCATGCAATCGGAGATAAACAGGCAAATACAGATGCTTGTATTCGCTTCATGGAAATCCTCAAAGAAAATGGCTATGAGCCAATTTATTACAGCTACAAGCCATTCACGCTCAATAATATCTATTATGAGCAGATTCTTGCGAAATTCCCAAACAGCCTTTGGATTGCCGGGTATGGTTTAAACGATGGTAACGCTGACTTTGAATATTTCCCAAGTATGGACGGAATCCGTTGGTGGCAATATTCTTCAAATCCGTACGACAAAAACATTGTTTTACTAGATGACGAAGAAGCTAAACCTAAATGGAAAAAGAATGATACCGGATGGTGGTATGAATATCCTGACGGATCTTACCCAAAAGACAAATGGGAAAAGATTGATGGCATCTGGTATTGCTTCGACGAGAGAGGTTATTCAATAGCTTCTCGCTGGTTGAAGGATGATAGTAAGTGGTATTATCTCAAAGAAAATGGCGCAATGGCCATTGGTTGGGTGCTTGTGAATGGCAAATGGTACTATCTTGATGCTTCAGGAGCGATGGTCACTGGTTGGGTTCAATACAAGGACAAACTATACCATCTCAAAGAAGAAAATGGCGAAATGTCTTCAAAAGAACTTGTCAAAGTCGAAGGAGGCTGGTACTACGTCAACGAAGATGGCAGCCGTTCAGACAAACCAGCATTTGATGTATTACCTGATGGACTAATTGTTACTACAAAATAATTTTTTAAAAAATAGAAAGGAAATTTTCTAAAATATTGTTCGAATTGTAACCGCAGGCACTAGCTTGCGGTTTTTTGATACCCAAAATGATACCCATAATTATTGACTATGTAATTTTACGGTCATTTTCGGGAATCTAACTTGTTGATTTTTCGAGGTTTTGAAGACTATTGCATAATAGTTTTCTTTTATTGCAACAACAAGTTTCTGTTTACCCAATCGCTAAATAAAAAGGTCCAGTGAACCTTTTTATCCCGAGCCTTGAAATGAAAAGGCGAGGAAGCTAGAAGTAGCATAAAATAAGGCTTTCCGAGTTTTCGGAGAGCCTATTTTTTTGTTTTGATACCCACGCTGATACCCATATTTTAAAAACCAATGTAGGAAGCGAACTTATCAGCCACTTCATCCTTTGCCTTTTGAGTAACATGGGCATAGATATCCATAGTGGTTTGAATATTCTCATGACCTAGCCTTTCCTGAACCTCTTTGATAGTGGCGCCGGCTTCGAAAAGTAGTGAGCAGTGTGTGTGTCTGAAACCATGAGGAGTGATTCGCTTGAAATCAGGATACTTCCTCCAAATCCTGTTCAACATATTGTTGACATGGACAACACTCTTAGGATCTCCATTCTCATTTTTAAAAAGAAGTCCTTTTGTACTATACTTGTGCCATTCTTCTAAAACCTTGTTTGTTTTTGAATCGAGGGTAATTGTTCGGGCACTCTTTTTTGTCTTTGGAGTCTGAAAGATAAGTTTATTATTTTCACCCTTGGCTAGGGTTTGATTGACAGTTCACATTTTCTAAGACATGACAAAAAATATTTTATAAAAAAGTGTTATTTTCTATTGACAAAAATAATACTAAAGTGTAAAATAGTTTTTGTAAGTTAATGAGTTAGTAAAAAACAATGTTAAAACTTATCTAAAAAATAAATAGCTTTGGCGAGCAAATGGATTGATAGATATAACGTTTTATCAAGGTTTTTAATTATGCTTTCATTTTACACCTTAGTGTAAAAGTTGTCAAGCGTTTTATAAAATAATTTACTAACTCTTTAACTCTATTAAAACCAAAAGGAGGAGGAACATGAGCCAACAACATCGTAAGTGGATTGAGCTTGTAAAAGAGCGAATTGAGAAACGTGGATGGTCACAGACGGACTTGGCCATTGTTGTAGGTGTTAGTCCATCAGCTATCACACAGCTGCTTAAAGATGGAAAAGGGAGCGATGACTTGAAGCTTCGCATTAACAAGAAATTGCGAATCAACGAGTCATGGGAGAAATTTGAGGAGGAGTATGAGGAAGGAAATGAGACCAAAAAGGTATCCGTATAGCGGGAAAAGAAAAAAGCAATCCGATGAACAGATTGCTAAATTAAAAAGATATGTTGAAGCAAATAGTACTAACATATCATATTTGACCAACGCTATTCAAACTCTAAGAAGTCATCAGAATTGTCAATAACTGTGTAACCTTGTGCAATTGCTTCTTCGATAATTTCGGATTTAGACATCTCATAATCAGATAATCGGATTACTGCTCTAGGATGATCAGTCGCTGACTCGGTAAAAGCAGATATCAGAATACTATCAAGGTCTGACCATGTAAGTTTTTTAACATGATGGTTTGGTTTTCTGCTAAGTTTACTCATAGCCTTTCCTCCTTTCTATTGAAATTTTGACTAAAACGGTGAGAGATCCTAGTCAAAGTTATTATATCAAATCAAGGAGGAATCACATCGGCCTCAAGACCGATATAGGAGGTTGAATGGAAGATAAAATCATTGAACTTGCTGATTACTTCATCAGCGAATCTACAACGTACAGAGAAGCTAAAATAGCGTGTGAAAAGCTATTAGAACAAGTTAGTCATGAGATTGAACTCAGAGCTATGGAAAGCAATATTGTATAAACAAAAAAGCACCTAACAATGTCAGGCGCATAGAAAAATAACCAATAAAATTATAACACATTAGGAGGCTCTTGTGAACATTCTTAGCGAAGAATTTGAAAATAGTATCCGTTCAGTTGTAAGAAATCAATTCAAAGAATCATTCGAAGAATTGTTAGAGCATGAGACAACAGAAAAAAGATGGCTCTCTATCGAAAGCGCAGCTAGTTATGCTGATTGTAGTGCTAACACCATCAGAAAATGGTTAAAAATGGGTTTGAATCTATACAAGATTGACGGAACTAAAAGAATTGATAGAAATGAATTGGATAACTTTGTCCAGGCGCACTTAGTGATTTAGAAGGAGAAGGGAAATGACAGAACCAACCTTATCAAGCCAATTGCTTGGCTTAGTGGCAATCTTTATCGTGGTCTTCATCCTGTTGCTACTGACTGATAAAAATGAAAAATCGGATGAACAAAATGCAGTAGTCATCATTGAAAAAGCAGAAGATTTCAGAGAAGTTGCTCGAATAAACCTGAGAATGTGTGACAGAAAGTCTACATATGACACTCAACCACCTGTAGGCCTCGCTTCATCGATTGAAGACGTGCCACAAATTTATAGATCCTGTATTGATGACTATGACAGACTAGCTCGAGACTATCAGGAAGAAGCAAGCAATAACGATCTTTTACGAAAACAAAATGAGAATCTTTTAGAGGAAAATGGACGATTGCTCTATAAGGAAATGACCATGGATTTTCGTCAGAATCCTAGAAAATGGAGGGCAAAGACATGACTGTTAGTCGTGACATGAGCGAGATGGAAATCCGTGTGTTAAACATGATCATGAATTGTGCTACTTTCGATTTGCCCATTCAAGCGAGTGAAATCCGCTTAGAGACTGGACTTTCGAAGCGAAAGCTTGAAGAGGTTATTGAAAGTTTGCGTGTTAATTTTAGGCATCCTATTGTAGCTAAAAAGATGAGACCCAACGGTTACTATTTGCCTCGTAGCGAGGAAGAGCGACAAGCTGGTCTGGCTCCCTATCGTAGACAAATCTTGACCGAGCAAAAGAATCTTGCTGCGGTTATGAATGTTGATTTGAATAAGTATTGGGAGGATAGCGCATGAGTGAAGAATTTAGAATATTACCTCATGATTTAGCTGCTGAACAGTCTGTTCTTGGTTCAGTATTCATCTCTCCTGATTCACTTATATTTCTAGCGGATGAATTGGTTCCAGATGACTTTTACAAGCCGGCAAACAAAATTGTATTTAAGACCATGTTGTCCTTGCTTGAAAAAGGTGAGCCAATCGATGCTACGACTATGGGCTCTGCTCTCACGAATCAAGGAGATATTTCAAAAATCGGGGGTATCACATACATTGTCGAGTTGGTGAACTCAACACCAACTTCCAAAAACGTGGAGCACTACGCTAAGCTCGTAAAAGAAAAGGCTACGCTCCGAAAGATGATAGCAGACCTATCTGACTCTCTTTCGAATGCTTATCAGGGCGATGTGTCCATCGATGACATTATCGCAAAGACTGAAAAGTCTATGCTTGATATCAGCAATCAAAATACGGGTACTGGATTTCGTAATGTGGCCGATATCCTTGATACACATATGCAGATGGTGGAGACTCGCTCTCAGACAGATGGAGTTGTGACAGGTCTATCGACTGGGTTCGTTGGACTGGACAAGATTACGACCGGTCTTCACGAGGACAATCTTATCATCCTTGCTGCTCGTCCTGCTATGGGTAAGACGGCGCTAGCTCTAAATATCGCTCAGTACATCGCTGTGAAAGAGAAAAAGCCTGTTGCTATTTTCTCGCTCGAGATGGGGGCGGAGAGCTTGATTGAGCGGATGTTAGCAGCTGAGGGGATGGTGGAAGGGTATCATCTAAAGACTGGGAATCTGAGTGTTGAGGAATGGAGTAGGCTAGTGCATGCACAAGGGAATCTCTATGACGCTCCTATTTTTGTCGATGATACGGCTGGTATTCGTATCTCTGAGATACGGTCAAAGGCTCGAAAGCTTGCCAAGGAGATGGGAGGACTTGGAGTCATTATCATTGACTACTTGCAATTGATCACTGGCTCAAAAGGTGAGAATCGTCAGCAGGTAGTTTCTGAGATTTCAAGAGAATTGAAAATCCTAGCTAAGGATTTGAAGGTACCTGTCATTGCCCTGTCACAGTTAAGCCGGGCAGTTGAGCAGAGACAAGAAAAACGTCCGATGCTGTCAGATTTGCGAGAATCTGGCTCTATAGAGCAAGATGCAGATATTGTAGCTTTCTTGTATCGTGATGCCTACTACCAGAAGGAACATGCAGACAGTCAAGAAGCGAATAACGTGACCGAGCTGATCCTGGAAAAAAATCGGCATGGTAGTCTAGGGACAGTGAAGTTGTATTTTTACAAAGAGTACACAAAATTTTCAAGTGTGGAGGGGTAGATGGCACAACGAAGAATGTTTAGTAGAAAAATCACTGAAACTGACCGTTTTCTTGAAATGCCATTATCATCACAAGCTCTCTATTTTCATTTAAACATGGGAGCAGATGATGAAGGATTCATTGACAAAGCGAAGACAATTCAGAGAACAATCGGAGCAAGTGATGATGACATGAAATTACTAATTGCAAAAGGGTTTTTAATACCATTTGATAGTGGTGTGGTTGTTATCAGACATTGGAGAATTCACAATTATATTAGGTCAGATAGATTCCAATCAACATTGCACCAGGATGAAAAAACTCAATTAGAGTATGATCAATCAAAAACAGCTGTGTTAAAACCTTTGGAAAATGTCATACCAAATGGATACCAAATGGATACACAGGATAGGGTAAGTAAGGTTAGCTTAGATAAGGATAGCTTAACTACCTATCCTAAAGAACCTGACAATATTCCTTACAAAGAAATTATCGATTATCTCAATTCAAAGACTGGAAAGAATTATAGAGATAATGTTCAGAAGAACAGATCTCTGATTAAGGCTAGATGGTCTGAAGGATATCGACTAGATGACTTTAAACAGGTGATTGATAACATGGTTAAGGATTGGTCAGGTACGAAGTATGCGAAATACTTGAGACCAGAAACCCTCTTTGGAACGAAGTTCGACGGTTATTTGAATCAAGGAAATGTTGTGAAGCGTGAAAAGAAAACAGACGAAAGGCTAGGGTTTTAGATGAAACAGTTTAAACAATTCAAAACTATAACAGTTCTTGATGATGTCTGTGAAATCCATGGATGTCATCTTTGGTCTGTTAAAATCCCTGTCAAGGGCAAGGTTGAGGAAATCAGTCAATGTCCTGAGTGCGAGAAAGAGAATATCCGACGCTTCAAAAAGCAGCTGAATATGGAGTCTGAGGTAAAAAGTAAACTATCGGATACTTACGAGGTCTTTGCTCGAGACAGTATCGTTTCAAGTAAGCTGGTCAGCAAGTCACTACATGATTATGAGATTCGAGTTGATATCGATGAAAATGCTATGAATTTTGTGAAGAGGTTGGAGCGTTGCTATGCCAAAGGTGAGACTGGGAATGCTATCATCACTGGTCCATCTGGTGTTGGGAAGAGTCATCTGACCTATGGCTTTGCTCGATTTCTCAATGAGCAGTTCAAGTCTTATGATGAGCCCAAAAGTGTGCTCTTTGTTTCGGTTGTGGCCTTGTTTGACAAGATCCGTGAAAGCTTTGAGTTTGACAATGGATTTTCAGAAGCGAAGATGGTCAAGCTATTGTCTGAGGTTGACTTTCTCTTCTTGGATGACCTTGGGAAAGAGAGTCGCAAGGCGGATACGAAGCGGAACGAGTGGGCGCATCAGATATTGTTCAAGATCCTGGATAATCGGACCAATACGATTATAAATACGAATCTGAGCAGTGAGGAGATTAAAGAGCTTTACTCTGATGATTTTGGGAATGGTGCATTGTCAAGTCGCATTTTTGAGGGAGCGACAGGCAGGTGCTTTGTTTATCCATCTGGGATGAAGGATAGGAGGTATTGATTATCAAAAAAATGGTAGTCTGGGCACTCTTTGATAGTGGGAATGGTTCTTACTTCAAGGGTGCTAACTCTCTCAATAGTTCGGGGGTGGCGAATATTGAAATCTATTCAATCGGAATGGATATAGAAAACAAGAACAATCATTTTACAAATCTGGACCTTGCTGATTACAAACGTTTATTTGGAGATAACACGCTCTTTGACGTGTTAGACAAATTGCCAAAACCTGATTTGATTATAGCTAGCCCACCATGTGAATCATGGTCAAATGCTTCTGCAATGGAAAATGGGAATGCGTGTTGGAAACGCAATGATGTCTCTGATAGCTTGTTTGCTCCACAAGTAAGACCTTCACCGTTCACGATCAGGGCAAATCAGGATTACGAGCTAGCTTATATAAATTATCAGTACGACAGGCAATTTTTGAAAAGGGTCAATGGCGAGCTAACAGCTTTCAACACAATAGAAATCATAAAAAGATATAGACCACAATTTTGGGTTATTGAGAATCCAGCAGCTGACAGACTGTGGCCCTACATTGAGGATATTATTGGATTCAGAATTCCATACAAAAATCTAACTAGATACAATAATTATGATTATCCTTTACAAAAAAGGACGATTTTTGGAAGCAATATTGAACTTAATCTTAAAAATAAAATTATCACGCAGGACATTGAGTGGAAAAACTTTTCAAAATCATATAATGAGCGTTCGAACATTCCTCAAAAACTTGTGATCGAGATTTTTGAGAAAATATATAAAGAATTTTTAAAGGAGAATAAAAATGATCAATAATGTTGTGTTGATTGGCCGCTTGACTCGTGATCCTGAATTACGATACACGCCGTCAAATGTGGCTGTTGCGACTTTCAACCTTGCAGTAAATCGCAATTTCAAGGGTGCGAATGGAGAGCGAGAGGCTGACTTCATCAATTGCATCATGTGGCGTAAGCAAGCTGAAAATTTCGCAAATTGGGTCAGAAAAGGCGCTCTTGTAGGAATCACAGGTCGCATCCAGACTCGTAGTTATGAAAATCAGCACGACCAACGTGTATATGTGACGGAAGTTGTAGCTGAGAGTTTTCAAACGCTTGAAAAAAAGGATAACTCAGCAAACCAAGCGAGTATAGAAAATCAGATGCCACCAGGTTTTGACGCAACAAATCCGATGGATATTTCAGATGATGATTTGCCGTTTTAATTGTATCCAGGAGATAAAGAATGAAATTTGACAAACAAGTCTTAATTGACGGCTTGAAGCGGTCAATCGAGCAGACGGAGAAGGAAATCGAGGAGTATTCGAAGCCATGCGATAGGCGAGTGGTACAAAGTCGTACTGCTCATCGTGAATTTTTGAAGAAAAAATTGAAGAAAATGAAAGCACAATTGAAGGAGTTGGAAGATGAACGTTAAAGAACTAACTGAAAAAATCGAAGCCTTGCCTTATACAGATGGGCCTATCGCAGATACAATCACAATTAATAGAGATTGGATATTGGAATCAATTGAACAACTAGACGAACCCGAAAAAGTCAAAGTATCTGAGGAAGAAGAAAAATTCCTTAAAACGTTTGATTTTAACTGTAAAAATGATGTTACAAAAGCTTTATATAATGTTTCACGAGTCGGCTGGGGTTATTATTTAACAGATAACAATGACATAAAATTAAAAGACTTGACTGAAGGGTTTAGGAATCTTGAAAACAGAAAAAGATTAATAAAAGCTATACTCGACGGATACGAGGTCGAGGAAGAGAAGCGGTATTTGGTGAAGCTGAAAGGCGTTTGTGGAAATCACGAAACTTTGAACCGTGAGAAACATTCAAACAAATGGCTTTTCTCAGACCGGGAAGAAAACTCATTTTATGGCACACACCACACCCGCAAAGAGTTAGAAGATGCCAACTTCGGCTTGGTGTTCGATTGTGAAGGCGTGGAAGTTGAGGAGGCGGAGTGATGGAATTTTTACTAACAAGTACGTCAGGGAAAGTTGAAAAACAAATTCCTAACACCACAATTAAAAAATACACAAAAAGAGAAGTTAGAACCTGTTCGACATTTGAAGAATTTGATAAGCGATTTTCTAGGAGAGAAGGCACTTGGCTTTCTAAAGGAGTTAATCATAAAACATCTAAAGGTCGAATACAAAGAGAATTCCCGAACGGGGCAGAGGGGCATTTTATCGAAATCAATTCGATAGAGGAGTTACTAGAATTTCAGAGAGAAGTGAGAAGCGAGCTGGTAATTACTTCTGCAACTGATAATGAGTCAATTCCAGCTATTGAAATTTATAACGATTATAGGGAGTAAACATGAAACGATTTATAGTGTTATGGATATTATTATCCGCTGGATTGAACATCTGGCAGATGGGCAGGATTGCAGAACTAGAAGACACGAATCGTGATTGTGTATAGCTTGCCGTGTCGTCCTTTTTCGACGACACGGCCAAATATCTCAGCGCCTTGATTATCAGCTCGATAGATAACTATCGGCTTCTTTTCTTCTAGTTGTGAATTACGAAAACTCAGAGCTTTTGGAGGCTATCAAATGAAACCAGAAAAAATTGACAACGTAAACAAACCAAGCCATTATCAAGGCTCAAAAGGTCTTGAAAGCATCGAAGTGATTGATAACTTCATTGGCAATCTGCCAGGTAAGGCAGCGTGGCTCTGGGGTAACGCTATCAAGTATCTATTGCGCTTTCAAAATAAAAACGGTCTTGAAGACCTGAAGAAAGCACGCAAGAACCTTGATTGGCTTATTGAGGAGATGGAACATGAGAATCAAAACATCAAATGGGACAATCATTAATGTTGATAAAACTAAAAATAGTATTACTGTTGAGGGTGTTGAATTTGGCTCAGATTGTCGTGCTTTAGTATCAAAGCACAGAGATGGTACAGGGACGATCACTCTAGTATTTGATGGAGAAGTTATTTGAAATAGAAACGAGGTGAGAGATGCCTTTCTTTCCAGAAGTGAACGAAATAAAAACAAAAGAAAATGCCAAAAAAATTCTGAGAGGATATCCTCGATGGCGAAGAGTAGCCAATGACAGAGATGGGCAAAGAGTGACCACTACCTATTCATTCATGCCACGAAATCCATCAAGCGGTAGAGATAGTCAAGTTGAAAAATTGGCTATACGAAAAGTCGATGCAGAGATTGAGCTTGATGCAATTGAGCAAGCTGTCAGTAGATTACATAATCCCCTCTATCGTAGGATACTTTTTGAGAAGTACCTTCAGTGGAATTGCAAGAAGGATGAAACAATCGCAATGGACCTATCTCTTTCAGAAAGTTCATATTACGACATCTTGGATAAGTCTCTGATGGCATTTGCAGAACTTTATCGCAATGGAGAACAGATTGAGATTTTGGAGTAAACTTGGAGTTTTTTTGGAGTAAATTCGGAGTAAGTTCGGAGTAAATATATGATTTTATGTGCTAAAATTATATTATGAAATAATTGTAAAGGCAGGCACATCCTGCCTTTTTGTGTGGATTGGAGGTGATGTCGTGAAGAAAGTAGAACCTATTCGTGAACTCGACGATATTGAGCGAATGAAAGACTTTTTAAAATCAAAAAGTGAGCGAAATTATGTTCTGATTATGTGTGGTCTCTATTCTGGAATGCGCATTAGCGACATCATACCTCTTCAAGTTAAGCAAGTAACAGGCGATAGGATAGAGGTCACTGAGAAGAAGACAGGGAAGGTTAAGAGATTCGCTATCAATCCAGAGTTAAGAAAGGCTTTAAATCATTACATCAAAACAAATGATCTACAAGGATACGATTATCTGTTTCCAAGCAAAAAGAAAGTTAGGACAGACGGTGTGCGTATCGCTCATATCGGAAGAATTGCAGCTTACCAAATTTTAAAGCAAGCAGCTGAACATGTTGGTCTGAAGAATATTGGGACCCACTCTATGAGAAAGTCGTTTGGCTATCATCATTACAGACGGAATCAAAACGTAGCGATTTTGATGGAATTGTTTAATCATTCATCACCAGACATTACTCTGGATTATATTGGTATTAAACAAGATGAATTAGATGATTCAATGATGAATTTTAGCTATTAAAAACCTATTTATTTAACACATTGAGAAAATGTAAATTAGTTTTTAAAGAAATAGTTATGAACACTTGATATGCTTGAGTTTTGAGAATGTTAGTTTTATTTAACAGAATATAAGATATGTTAAATATACGAGGGTATCAGAGACCAGAAAAACTCCCCCCCTGCATCAAAAAAAATTCACCCCCCTATATCATAAAAATTTAACCCCCTACCTCTTGAGAAGAAAGGCCCCCCTAGATGAATACCCCCAAGGACAGACCGGACCGGAGCGGTCCTCACAGAGTTGCTTTTGAAAAGAATAAAAATATAATTCTCAAAACAAGAAATACTTGTGGGATTTGTGGACTACCCGTTGACAAATCTTTGAGGTACCCACATCCATTAAGTCCGGTCATTGACCACATTATTCCAATCAATCGCAACGGTCACCCATCAGATATTCAAAACTTGCAGTTAGCCCACTGGCAATGCAACAGACAGAAGTCTGATAAACTGTATGCTGACGATAGATCAGCCAATGCTACTGTTGTAGGTAATCGCAACCTACCACAGTCCAGGGACTGGACTAGGTATAGGTCTTGATAGTTCAATTAAGAAATTAAAAAACTTTTTGTAAAAAAAGAAAAACAAAAAAATATTTAAAACTTGAAAAAATAATAGATATGTGTGAAGTAAGTCCTAGCTAAAGTATAGGGGGGGTATCCCCCTCCCACTAGGAGCTCGCGAGCTTCACGCCGTCACTGTACATTTTTTCTCGCGCCAAATCATCACAATGAAAGGAGAACGGTTTGGAATTAAGAGGGATTGAGTATCTTAGGAGGAAGTTGAATCTCTATCAGAGCAGAGTCAATCTGAGATACAAGCATTATGCGATGCAGCACTATGAAGCACCGACAGGAATCACAATTCCTGCACATATCAGGGCGAAGTATCAAGCTGTTCTTGGTTGGGCTGCAAAGGGAGTTGATAGTCTTGCAGATCGTTTGATTTTCAGGGCATTTGCTAATGATGATTTTAATGTTACAGAAATTTTTGATCGTAATAATCCTGATATCTTCTTTGATAGTGCTATTTTAGCTGCGCTGATTGGTTCGTGTAGTTTTGTCTACATTTCGAAGGGTGAAGATGATGAGGTGAGGTTGCAAGTCATTGAATCAAGCAATGCAACTGGTGTCATTGATCCTATCACTGGATTGCTTGTAGAAGGTTATGCGGTGTTGGCTCGTGATGATTACAATCGTCCAACTCTTGAAGCATACTTTGAACCTAATGCTACTCATTTTATTCCGAAAGATGGGGAGCCTTACTCGGTTACGAATGAAACAGGTATCCCTCTGCTAGTTCCGGTCATTCATCGTCCTGATGCGGTCCGTCCTTTTGGTCGGTCTCGTATTACCAGGGCAGGAATGTATTATCAGAAATACGCTAAGCGAACTTTAGAGCGAGCTGATATTACAGCAGAGTTCTATTCGTGGCCACAGAAATACATTCTTGGGCTTGATCCTGATGCGGAACCTATGGAGAAATGGAAAGCTACTGTATCAAGCTTGTTGACGATTTCTTCAAGCGATAAAGGTGAGAAGCCTAGCGTTGGACAGTTCACTACAGCTAGTATGTCACCTTTCACAGAACAGCTCAGAACAGCCGCTGCTGGATTTGCTGGGGAAATGGGCTTGACCTTGGATGACCTTGGCTTTGTATCAGATAATCCGTCATCAGTAGAAGCAATCAAGGCTAGTCATGAGAATCTTAGGCTAGCAGGTCGAAAGGCTCAGCGCTCGCTAGGTGCTGGATTGTTAAATGTTGCTTATGTTGGAGCATGTTTGCGTGATGAGTTTCGTTATGCTAGAAGCCAATTTGTAAGAACCACAGTCAAATGGGAGCCTTTGTTTGAAGCGGATGCGAATACAATGACTATGATTGGTGACGGTGTTGTGAAATTGAATCAGGCATTGCCTGGTTACATTAATGCGGAGACAATTCGAGACCTTACTGGTATTGCTGGAGACATGTCTGCTAGGCCAGTGATAAGCGATGGTGGTTCAAATGGAGAATGATGTTTTACCTGGTATCTTGCAAGAGGTTCAGGAGAGGTTTGAGACAGATTATGGTAAGAGCGAGATTGTCAGGAATGCTTTTGCTGCGTTAAAAGCAAAAAAAGCCACTTACAAAGCTGCAAATGAGTTTGCGATTGAAATTGGCGAAATTCTCTCTAAGGCTCTAGGAACGTCTCTGAGCGCCGATAAATTACCAGATGGTAAAATGTATTACAATATCGCTCAACGTTTACTGACGGACGTGCTAGGACGAAATCACGAGCTTGTGAGTGGTTATGCTAGTGATGTTCAGAAGAATTTGAACGATGAAGCCAAAATCGGTCTCAAAGTGCAAGTCCCTGAATTGAATCAGGATCGAATCGCTGGCATAGTCAATCGCTTTTCATCTGAGGAGAATTTTGAGGATGTCAGTTGGTTGCTTGGTGAACCTATTGTGAACTTCACACAATCAATCATTGATGATAGTATCCGGAAGAATGCAGAGTTTCATGCTAAAACTGGCTTGGTACCGACAATCAGTAGACACTCTACTAGACGTTGTTGCAAATGGTGTGATAGCTTGGTAGGAAATTACATATACGGTGAGGAACCAGCGAATTTCTACAGAAGGCATCAGCATTGTACTTGTGTAATTGACTATCATCCTAAAAATGGTAAGGTTCAAAATTCTTGGACTAAAAAAATCAGAAATGAGAGTTCCGATGAATTAGAAAAGCGTAAGAGAATGAATATTGATGTGCGTGATAATAATCGCAAAGCAGATATTCAGGAATACAAGAAAATAGTTGATGTTTTAGGAGTTGAAAATGCCCCTATTTCACTAGCAAAGTTTCAGGATTTGAAGTATAATGGTGGTGAGGGATATGAACGCTTAAAAGATGTAGTTTATATCCAGGAAAACCTCAAAAATGGCACTTGGCTGGATAAAATCAATCCAGAAAAACAAGCTAGGCATATTCAATCAACATCACTGACTGGAAAGAGCTATTTTTATGATCATGTGGATATCAATGCTCTGTACGATAAGTACAAGATGACTGGATTTTTAGAAACAAGTAGAAAAGGCGCTCAAACCAGCAATGAAAAGGTTGATTTGTTTGAAGATAGGCCGTTAGGAATTGATGTATATACTGGTAAGCCGGTAAATGCTATGACAATAAAATATAGCAAAACTGGAGCACACTTAATACCGACATACTATGAAAGGGGAGACTGATGGAACTTAGGGAATTTAATAACAAGGTTGTCAGAATCACCGATATTGACGGCCAAACATTTGAAGGCGTCTGTCTGTATGAGGACAAGGATGTCTATGATGAAGAACTTGATGGGTTGTCCGTTAAGTCAGGAACTCGGTGGACAAAACTCTTTGAAGATGAAATCAAGGAAGTTGAAATTATAGCATAAGCACGTTGACAGTGGTCAGGGTGCTTTTCTTATGCTTTGAAAGGAGAAAGAATGGTTGAAATTCACGGGATAGAAGAATGCGACTTGCAGGAAGCCCAACTTATAATCAATAACAAACTAAACTTAGCTAGAGGATTGATAAGCGACGGTTCTCATACATTCAATGAATTGTATCATCATCGAATGGTATTGTTTGCCGTCATCTTAAAAAATCATCTTGATAAAGCATGGAAATCAAAAAAGCATTCAGACGGATCAATGTATGAAAATTATTTTATCGTTGGGATTGATACTCCAAATGGTCAATATAGCTACCATTATCACATGGATAATTGGAAATATTTTGCTGATGTAAAAGAGCTTGAATTTGCTCCAGAATGGGATGGGCATCAGCCAGATGATGTAGTTCGTTTATTAAGCTTGTAGGAAATCTACATCCCAGCGATAGGGTTATCATGCGATGACGATTGAAAGGAAAATAGAATGGCGAGGAAGAAGAAACTTGGCAATCAGAATCCTACTCAATCGGTGATTTTAAAATACGTCAAGAAAAATTCAAAAGCTAAAGAAGCGATTGAACTTTACGAGCGGACTGGTCTTTCTTGTTATGCTTGGCAGAAGAATCTATTGTTGCCTTTGATGGCTATTGATAAAAATGGTCTTTGGGTGCATCAGAAGTTTGGCTACTCTATTCCTCGTCGTAACGGGAAATCTGAAATCCTTTATATTCTAGAAATTTGGGGCTTGCATAAGGGTTTGAATATCCTTCACACGGCTCACCGAATTTCTACATCTCATTCCTCTTTTGAGAAGGTGAAACGATACCTTGAGAAAATGGGTTATGTGGATGGTGAGGATTTCAATTCGATTCGAGCGAAGGGGCAGGAGAGGATTGAACTTTATTCAACAGGAGGTGTTATCCAATTCCGTACTAGGACATCAAACGGTGGTCTTGGTGAAGGGTTCGACATGCTGATCATTGACGAGGCTCAGGAGTACACGACCGAGCAAGAATCTGCTTTGAAATACACGGTTACGGATAGTGAAAATCCTATCACAATCATGTGTGGGACACCTCCGACACCTGTATCAAGTGGTACGGTCTTTACGAAGTATCGTGAGACTTGTCTCTTTGGAAAAGGGAAGTATTCTGGCTGGGCTGAGTGGTCGGTTTCTGATGAAAAGGAAATTGACGATGTGGAAGCCTGGTATAATTCTAATCCGTCTATGGGATACCACTTAAATGAGCGGAAGATTGAGGCAGAGCTTGGTGAGGATAAGCTGGACCATAATATCCAACGTTTGGGATTTTGGCTAACTTACAACCAGAAATCTGCTATTTCTGAAACTGAGTGGAATGAGCTCAAGGTGGATGAGGTTCCAGAATTATCTGGCAAGCTGTCTGTTGGCATCAAGTACGGTCAAGATGGAACGAATGTAGCATTGAGTATTGCTGCACGGACCAAGGATGGCCGTTTCTTTGTTGAGACAGTAGACTGTCAGTCTGTTCGTAACGGGAATGAGTGGATGGTTGCTTTCTTGCGTCAAGCTGATGTAGCTCAGATAGTTATTGATGGCGCAAGTGGTCAAAAGATCCTGGACGAAGAGTTGAAGGACTACAGAATCAAGAACGTGATTCTACCAACGGTGAAAGAAATCATCGTGGCTAACGCTCTTTGGGAACAGGGGATTTACCAGAAGACCATTTGTCACGCTGGCCAACCATCATTATCTAAAGTAGCTACTAACTGCGACAAGCGGAATATTGGCTCAAATGGTGGTTTTGGATATCAATCGCACTTTGACGACATGGATATTTCTTTGATGGATAGCGCTTTGCTTGCGCATTGGGCTTGTGCTACGACCAAGCCTAAGAAAAAGCAAAAAATTAGTTATTAAAATAAGCGGTCTTGTGACTGCTTTTTTTGATGCCCAAAATTACCGAACTGCCGGGAAAGCAGGAGAAAGGAGACATGAGAATGTCAGAATTTAAACCAATCACTACACAAGAAGAATTTGATGCTGCTATTAAGGAGCGTTTATCTCGTGAGAAAGCGAAGTATGCCGACTATGACCAGCTTAAATCTCTTGTTGAAGACTTAAAAAAAGAAAATGTTGATTTGAAGTCAACAATTGAAGCTAATCGTCAAAGTAAGGCGGATGCTGACAAGCAACTTGAAGAGATGCAGAATCAAATCTCTAATTATGAGACGGCTAGTCTGCGAACTCGTGTGGCTTTGCAACATGGATTGCCTTACGACCTTGCAGATCGTTTGCAGGGAACTGATGAAGAAAGTCTAACGGCAGATGCAGAGCGCTTGGTATCTTTCGTAAAATCTACTGAACATTTCGCACCGATGCGAACTCTAGAGCCTACTCTAGAAAAAACTAAAAATACATCTTATAAAAACCTAGTACAAGGTTTAGTTTTTGAAGAATAAAGGAGTAAAAATATATGACAGATCAACTATCAAGAGGAACATTATTTGACCCAATGCTTGTGACAGACCTTATCAACAAAGTTAAAGGCCACAGCTCACTGGCTAAATTGTCTAATCAACAAGCGATTCCGTTCAATGGATTGAAAGAATTTACTTTCTCATTAGATGCTGATGTAGATATTGTTGCAGAAAACGGGAAGAAAACGCATGCTGGTGCAAGTCTAGAACCTGTAACTATTGTGCCTATTAAAATCGAGTATGGCACTCGTGTATCTGATGAGTTCATTTTTGCATCAGAAGAGGCTAAAATCGATATTTTGAAGTCATTCAATGAAGGGTTTGCTAATAAAGTTGCTCGTGGTATTGATATCATGGCCTTCCATGGCGTTAATCCACGTACTAAACAAGAATCCGCTGTTATTGGGGATAACTGTTTTGACAAGGCGGTCACTCAGACAGTGAACTTTACAACAAGCGATCCAGACACTAATGTCGAAGATGCAGTTAAAATGATTCAAGGAGCTGATAATATCGTTAGCGGTATGGCTATTGATACTACATTTGCAAGTGCACTAGCTAGCATGAAG